ACTGGTATCAGGGTGGGAGAGCGAGGAGGAAGATGCTCAACTAATTGGCCAACCCTTAGACATAACTACGATAGTGAGAGAGGCAAGTAGATGAGCGAGAGAAGGTTAGTTGCTGCTGCAAATATGGCAGTACGCCAGCGTAACTATAGACGGGCGCGAGATCGTGCTCTTGTCAAACTAGCACAACTATATCCGGACGCTTACAAAGAGCTGCTGGAGAGGGAGAAGGCGAATGACGAAGCGCAAGGTCGTAAGTGGCTTGATATTGACGGGACTACTACTGGTATGGATACACGATCCATTACCACCGTTGACGCCCAAGCAAGTACCAGTAATCAGCGAACGAACGAAGGCCACAATGGAGGAGAAGCGTGAGAACAAGCAAATCGCAAGAGAATATAGTCGTGCTCTCGGATATACGAAACGAGAGACTGAGTGCCTCATCACCCTTTGGACCTTTGAAAGCAGATTCGACCACTTGGCGCGTCCGAGAGATTCACAGGGCAAACCAAGAAGCTCGGCTTATGGAATTGCTCAGCTCCTTGGAGAGCGTAGTGGAGAGCCTGCAATACAAGTCCTTCACGGCTTACGATACATTGAACACCGCTATGGAGGGAGTGCGTGTCGCGCTCTCGCACACCACAAACGTGGATGGTACTGATATAGTTTGATCTGTTCATTTGTTTCCTTTCCAGCACGGCTAGCCCTCACCGTTAACCTCTTTCCGGTGGGGGTTAGTGCTTGTAATCGGTAGTATAAAAGCCTTTACCCTTAAAGGTGACAGGAGGAGAGGACCACTTACGCTGGAAGGTACAGTCACACTGCGTGCAGATGTATGTCTCTTCAGGGTCAGTCATCTTGCGTTCAATACTGCGTACATCACCGCACTTTGGACACTCGTAGTCATATGTCATCCGTGAAACTTCCTTTCACATCTCTGGCACATAGCATTATGTGTATTAAATAAGAATAAACGATGTCCAAATACTTTACATAACAATCTCATAGCTTGATAGCCTCCTCAATAGGCAGATAACCAACCACCTTCTCGACCTTATCTACATTCTCAAACTCTGTAGTCGCTGGCATCTGATGTGTATGCCACTGCGGTTCATCCATATCTGTAAGATCAAAGGAGTAGATACCAAGTGGTGTGCTGTTGATATAGAATGGCAGTAGTTCACGATGGTATGCCTGCTCCATCAGCTTGCGGTACTTCATCTGCTCTATAAGTAGCGTAGAATAATGGGTTTGGCGACACTTGAGTTCAATGAAGTGACCGGCCTTCTGTGATGTGCAGTCGAAGGCATCATAGATTCCTGGTGCTCGCTCTAAATCTGGGTAGAGATTAAACTTAAGAAAGTCAAAGAGTATTAGCTCGTTCATCTCCAAGGACTTTGCCCACCCAGCTTATCCTGCAGGGCGCGTAGCGCAAAGGTAATCCTGCGATCTGCTGTAGATACAGCACACTCTAGTAACTGTGCTACTTGAGCAAGTGTCATAGATTGGTGGTAACGCCAGACCAGTATGCTCTGGTGCTCTACATCAAGTGCTGTGTAAGCCTTCTTAATATCAATCAGGATAGCAAGCAAGTTGCCACCTTCTGCTGGTGAGGATGAACCCTTGGGTCTGCCATCACGGATCATCTCTTGTGCCTGCTCAAGTACAGTGCCATCTATCACCGATGCAATCACATAGGGCAGTAGCTGTGCTAAGTTGGCAGTCTCGTAGTATGACTCATCAGAGATATGATAGCCGGACCTGATTGACTTCTCCTTGCGAGCATACCTTTCAGCAGCTCGAAACATCTGCCAACCAACACGCTGTTCATTGTGCTGACGCTGTTTAATCTCCGGCTCTGACAACTGCTCATTCAAATATGCAGCACGCGATAGCGCCCATTTGATGCACTCTTGCTTGACATCATCAAGGTCTACAAAGGCTTTGTACCTATTGTGGATGGTCTGTGCTACCGATGGTGCTATGTCATATATGGATGGATGTAGTTCAGTCACAGTCAGGTAGCACCAAATCTATGGTGTGCTGGATGTTTAATAGTTTGATAGCAAGGAAGTCTATGTAGTTGCTGGCATCTGCTAGCTCTTCAATCAGTTCTTTAATGGTATCGCCAGTAGTAAAGGACTCGAACTTCTGCCCTTGTGCTATCGCATACTGGTCTGCACCCACACCACGCACACGGCTAGCACGCAGGGATGCAAAGGATTCAATGAAAGATGTAAGGTCATCAGTTGATACACCAGCAGCACGGTATCCAACTACTGCAAGGTGGTCTACTAACGGATTCGAGTTGGACATATTAGTAGCGTCTCCTCTTCTTCGTTGATCTGCAAGATGTGAAAGCCCATAGAATGCAAAGTCAGTATCATCTGTTGCCAATCGCTCTTATCCATTCATCTCTCCTACTAACAAAGCTCTCGTTGCATCTGCACCATAGGCTAAGTAGTAGTCGTTAATGTCCATATTAGGTGGTAATGTTACTATTACTCCGTTCAATACCTCTTGCTGAACACGCTTACTAAAGTCTGCTCCTGGGTTAGAGCCATCTTCCTTCACATCGTTATCGCCCACAATGAATACACTGTCATAGCCGTTCAGTAACTTAGCAAAGTGTGGCTTCCAAGCCTGCACTCCAGGGACACCCACTGCAGGGATACCAAGGACACCGCTAGTAATGACTGTATCTAGCTCACCTTCACAGACCACGATGTATGGACTACTCACTGTCACATCTACAGCGTTGTATAGATGGGCCTTCTGCCCAGTAGGACTGCCATACTTAGGCTTGCCATCATCTAACCTACGAAACTTAAAGCCTACACACCCACCAAGGGCCGTGATGTAGGGGATGGATAGCCAACCAGCGTGCATTTCGTGACCGTTAATAGGATCAACGACTGTGCCTAGTTGGAACTTAGCTGCTGCAAGTTCAGATATCCCACGTTCTTCTAGCGCGACGAGAGTTTCTGGAGTTATTTCCTGTGCGTATCTCTGCGCCGCTTCTAGTTGCAATTTCGACTGCACGTTTGAGGCCATCGTTAAACTCCAGATTCTCTATGAGGCAAACTATATTTGCGGCGTTGCCTCCCTTGCCACAGGTAAAACAGAAATACAGATTGTCATAGGTGTTAATAGATGCAGACCTATGACTGTCATTGTGTAGTACACAACGAACGGAAGCATTACCTTCTCTTACTTCACCGCCATAGAAGGTAATGATGGGTGTTATGGGGATTGAGTTCGCATCAACGGAGCCTTTGAACCTTTTCTTAGAACCCAACCTGGACCAGTCTTGTGCTGGCATACGCACCCCTCGCATTGTTCGTGATGTGCTTGACTAAGTTTAATCTGATCCAAGCGATTATATTCGCCTGCATCCATACAAGGTTGGCAAATCACGCTTGGTCTAGCTCTTCTTCTGCTGAGAGTTCTTCTTCGATAGCCTCTTCGACTACTGATTCTGTCTCTAGTATTTCTGATGTGGTGATATCACCCTCTGGTACTGCCATTGTTCTTCTCCTTTAGCCATTGTTCTAAGTCTTGGACCACCCAAGCCTTCTCTATGCCAGCGTTGCGACGCTTAACTACAACATAATGCAGTGGCACTTCTCCGATACCACGAGCCTTGGCGTAGTTAAGCGCCTCAACTTCTGCTTCTCTCCAGAACTGTGGCAAGGAAAGCGTTGCCGTGTTCTTGAGTTCTAGTATGTATGTCTGTCCCGCAACCACGCATACTAAATCACCTTCGTCGTCCTTGCCTGCTAAGCGCAAGCGCTCAGCTAGTACACCCAGACTACGAAACCATTTCATTACATCTATCTCGAAGGCTGAACCCTTGGCCTTATTGTACTTCGGGTTGCTCATCTACAAGCACAACCTTATTAGTCTTGTAAACCATCTGACCTTCTTCGTCTTTAACTATCTCAACCACACCGGATTGAATTAAAGCATTGAAGAAGTTTGCCAAGTCCACCTTAAGAATAGCTACTTCTCTATCTAAATGACTCATTAGAACTCCTGTCCAAAATACCAAAAGCCAAGATCAATATTCCAATGATAATCAGAGATATCAAAGCCAATACCAAACCCTCGCTTACGACCATACGCCCACCAAAATCCAGCAATTTTTTTCTCACTCATTGTTCTATCTCATTTCCATACTCATCTACGATGTAGTCCCCAGTATAACCTGCTCGTGCATCCCGCCCTAGCATTGCGCCGAAGGCGTTTCTATCTGATATCTGACAAGCTCCGTAGTTAACCATTAAAGATGTAAAGTCAGAGGCATCAGCCGTGTGTGGCCCAAACCTATTCTTTACTGCTGCAATGTTTAACTCTGCATTCATTGGATCATAACCCAGGGTTAGTATCAACGCTGGTAACTGGCTTACCTTGCCGTGAATAGCACGACGAGCAGGTGGCTTAGTTGGTGAGCCATACTCTGACTGCTCAGAGACGTGGTGCAGAACTAATACACAGGCTTCTGTCTTACGTGCCATATCGTGCAGCTCCATCATAATCGCACGTAAGCCTGCCCATTCATTATCAGTCTCTGCTGCCACGTTCATCAAGTTATCTATGATGATTAACTCTGGAGCAATTCCGTATAACTCCACGTACGCTCTGATCTCCAACTCGATATCATCGAGTGACGGACTGGAATCAAAGACCCATTTAATATGACCCAACTTACTAAGGTGGTGATTGTAGTAGTTGCTATCGTTAGATAAGTTCTGTTCAACGTTGACCTGATTATGACCTGATAGGTGTGCTGCACTTCGCATCATCACCGTAGTCGTATCAGTATCTGCTGAAAAGAATAGTGCTGGTACGCCTGACTTGATTGCGTAGATAAGTGCAAACATAGACTTACCAGCGTTAGGGGCTGCAGCTACCATACAGACCTGTCCCCTACGGAACTTAATCTGCTTAGCTGCTAACCCACTCCATACATCAGGAAGTGGCGTTGCTTTAGTGAGCACAGTTCCCCAGGCTCTATCCAAGCTAAGCAACGTTTTCCCCCTTCAGTATTATATTTAATTGTTTCCGAATAGGTACACGATCTGCCTGTGTTAGACCACCCCAGATACCAAATTGTTCTTTATTTATTCCCCACTCTGCACACTCAGCTTTGTGTGGACAGGTATGACAAATAGATTTTGCCATCACCATCTCTACAGTATTCATTGAACCATCGGTTCTTTCCGGGAACCAAAATTCACCTCCTACTTGAGCGCAGCTTGGGTTCTCATAGAACCTCGGCGAACGCATTCAGTCATCGAATCCAGATTGTGTCGCACTTCTCCGACTTCGGTAATTCCTTCGGTCCTGCACACATAAAGCCCTGCCAAGGACCCTTCTCTCCAACACCTGAACGGAAGTTCATCTGGCCGTGACGGCACATCTTCACTGATGGGTCTGATGATGCTGCTACTGGTGTTGCAGCGAACTGTGCTTGGATGTTCTGTACTGCTGTTGCAGTTGCAGTTACTCCACCTGATAGTTCTACTGATGTTGACTTAATCATTGTGGCAACCATTGCAAGGTCTGTAAGACCTGTCTCAAGATCCTTGACATCTGTTGCATATAAATTGATGAGTGTTCCGTCAGCTAACTTGTAGTTGATTTGGAACTTTGTGTTCTCGTTTGCAGCCATTTACTTTCCTCCACTGTGTTTGATGTTTAGTCTTACTGATTCGTTACCAATAATCTTGGGAACAAACCCTAGAAGTTTCTCAACCTCTTTTGCATTAACTGTCTCACGACCTTTAACTGTTGTCCAACTGATTTCTACGCCACTTGCAGTAACTCCGGTACTACCTTCAAGGCTTGCCTTGTAAGAGTCTCGCTCTTTTTCCAGCTCCTTTATCTTGCCGTCTAACTGTAAGTAATGCAGTGCGTGCTTGTCAATTTCTGGGTCCTCAATCACGACTTCACTAAGGACGATACGTTCTTTTTTTAATCCAGTACAACCCATCTCACCAGATGCGTCATAGTACTGGCAGTAATCCTTACAGAAGGACTCATCCTTCTCAGGCTCTGGCAGTGTCTCTGAAGCCTTGACAGATGCTAACCAGGCAAATGCTTCGAGGGCCACAGCTTCATCGTATGCCTCGCTATGTACCTTTACATCCTTCTCGTTACCGTCCCTTGCTATTGCTACAAGGTTAACTGTCTTGACCTCATAGCCATTCTTAGATAGCAAGTAACCATAGACCTGTACCTGCCAGCGCTGTTGGTTTGATGGGAAGTAACTAAGGTTCTTAATCTTAGAAGTCTTCCAGTCAATGACTGCGCCAGTACTAGGTACGAATAAATCTACGTGTGCTTTCATATCACCGTAGGCAACTTCAGTTTCTACTAAGTATTCTTTACCTTCAGGATCAAGTGAGCCGATGGCATCTTCAATAGCTGCGTGAATTGCAGTACCCATAATGGCAGCCAACTTAGATTGGTTCTCATTGGTATGTGGTTGTGCGTTCAGTCTGTACCAGACCTTACGACGACACCCACCTATCTCTGATGGACCTACCTCTGTCTGCATACTGCGGTCACGAGAAGCATCCTTGGCGTGTAATACGTGTAGCAGTAATTCCTTTGGATCTGCTATCGCCATTTTCGGTCATCTCTCCAGGTCAACCAAGTATCGAAGCCATATGCTGCAACGAAACCTAGTAGAAAGCTGGTTAAACAAAGTGCAATTATCTCTTTCATTTATACCCTCACTTGTCCGATTACTTGTATTGGTGGATGCGTATTGATATCTAGTAAGGATGCAATCCTGACCGACTCTTCTGCTACCACACTTGCCGTTATGAGTTTATTGTAATTCTTAAGTGGCAAGGAATACAAGTACCCAAGAGCATAATTTCCACCTGAGCCTGCCGAGAACAGCCCACGCTCAGATGTGTTAAACGATAGGTCGCCACCGATGGAGAACAGGTTGGCGTTGAATGAGATAAGGAACGAGAAGTTCATCTCCTTGTTATCAATCTCGTAGTTACCTTCTTTGAAAGCTGCTGAGATACTAGGAAGTATCTTGCTACCCATAAAGCGAACGGGATCTTCACCACGATATATGGGTGGCTTCCACGAATAGGCAAGGATGTCACCTGGGCGTGAGTCACCAGTAAGGCCCAGCAGGTACTTACCTACCGAGATTATCTTGGGCGTCTCGATAGAGATGATGCGTTGGTCGCCATCTGTTATCTGACTATCTGCTGCAAAGACTACAAAGTCTTTACCTTGAATGCCTACTAAGGTTGTGATGGTCCACCTCCGAGAATACGTAAGGCTTGCTCTCTACCTGCTTTAAGACCTTGTACATAAGCATCAAGTTGATATGGTTCTTGGAACCATTTACCAGGTATGTAGTAACTTGCTTCACGTAACTTCTCAATGAGTTCTTCCATACTCATCATCATACCACTGCGTGTCGTAAGACACATTACTCAGATGTGTATGTGTATACTACGAGCCGTGAGGCGAGTTAAGCAGACAGGGCGCCCTTTAGGGGCGCAGCAGACGGACAGTACCGTACTGCTGGTCCGGCTCCGTCTACCAACCCTGCCAAGAATGAAGCACAGAAACCCACTACGTGGGCTACCACCGGTCACTGGTGCCGATCTGCGGGACTTAGGACCAGTCCACGTGTGCATATGTGGCTCCCAAGTATTTAACGTTGCAGCGTCCTTTGATGACTTCGAGCTATCTTGGTACTTCCTAGACGCTACCTGCTTTTCCTGCGGTGCTTTGGTACGAGTTCCTTGTGAACCTGACAGGTATGAAGCACAGACTTTCGGAGATTGATGAAGAGTCCAGGACTGGTATATGCTCAGTCTGTGGCCCTATTAAAATTAAACTCAGGGACTCAAGGATGTCTACAGCTACCAGTAGATTCAGATGCTTTACGGTTTACAGACGCAACATCATTAAGAGTCAGTATCCCTACGCAGTCCACAAGAAAGATTACTGTGAGCACTGTAACTTCAAGCCAGTCCACATCAGTCAGCTTGACGTGGACCACATTGACGGGGATAGATGGAACAACGACCCATCAAACTTACAGACGCTGTGTGCTAACTGCCATAGGCTAAAGACACA